CCAGAGCTACACCGGGAGCCTCTTCACCCTCCTCCTCGAGGATTCTAGTGAACGACTCACCAGCTCCCATGCCTGCACTGGTAGCAAATGCACCGATACCAGCGCCCGTTCTAGCTCGCTTGCTTAGTGCTGCTGCTGCGTAATCGTCCGCCACTCTCTTACGGAAGGAATCCTGTGCTCGGTCCGTGACACGCTTCTTCGCGAACTCCGCAGCTTGACCCCTGATAGCTGCCTGACCGGCGCTTCTAGCAGCAACGCCGCCAACACCACCACCAACAACCGCCGTGGCTAATGATGGCAGCGCATTACCCGCCGTGTACGAGACCCAAGAAAGGAGGTCATCAAACCCATCAATGTCTTCTATACGACCAATGTCTGCTTGGCTCTCAGACGCTTCTCGCATCTGCTCGTTGTAATAGTCCATCCCCGCGTAGAAGAGGTCGTCGTTGCCGAAGGCAGAACCTGCAAGCGCAAGCAGTCCACCGCCCAATGCTTGAGTCTGATCTATACCGGCAGATAAGCCTTTGGTGAATTCAAAGCGGTCATCTTCTCGCTGGCGAGGAGTGCCAAGGCGGGTGCTTGGAGAGCCGCCGTCCAGATAAAACGCCACTAACGAGCAACCCCATACATAGCTGATTGAGCATCAGGTCCAATACGATTACCTCTCCTCGCGGCATCTATTCCTGACGCAGCCGCCCGATTTCTTAGACCGTTCCTCCAAATGTTAAAAGCTCGCTCATCGGCTATCCTTTCACTCTCAGCCTCTGGGTCAAAAAACGAATTCAACTCTAGAGCCTGCTTCAAGCTTAACTCTTGACCACCGTTGTCTTCTTTTGCCCTCTTATAAGCGTCGGTTCCTCTGATGTTCCGGACTAAGTTCTCAACCCGAATATCTTTCTGTGTGGTATCCGTCCTACCGAATAGAACCGACTGTTCTGCCACTCGTTCCAGCAGCTCGCCATCACTCAGAAGGTTATTAAAGGTGACGCCATACTCACTCATCATGTCCCCGAGTCCGTCATCTTCTACGGTTTTCCTCAGAGCCAACTTGTAGGCATCCTTCTTCTCTTTAATCACGGCGGGAGTACCGACGCTTTGAGATACTGCCGATACAAGATCTCGGTAGTAGGGCTTCATTTCCTGCAAATAAGTCATGTGCCCTTGGTAACCGTTCATCAGGTCATCTAGTGAGAACTCGACTTGTTGACCAGAGAGTCCCCTACCCTCTGTCATGGGCGCTTGATATATCGCCTGCCTGCCTTCGCTGTTTTGTATGGTTACCAACACATTGCCTGAGAACTTCACACCACCAGCCGTGTTGGCTGATCCTTCAGATCCATCAGTAGCCACGGTTTGCAGATCAGTGACCTTGCGGCTAACTATTTTCCAGTCACCACCCCTGTAGGCTTCAGGCGCGTACTGTGAGTTTTCATCTATAACCTGACCGGATTGTGTTGAATTTTTTACAAGCAGGTTCACAGCATCAAGAACGTGCTGCTCATTAAACTGTTGCCCAGTAGCCATGTTCTGCAACGCAGTTCCGAGATTGTTGTTTATGGAATCAACAGCGGGGTCGCCTGCAATAGCGAAATCCATAGGCGTGCCAAATACGGTCTCGTATTCTTTGGCTATACGCGCTACGACCCTTTGGTCGCTGAGATCGACCTCCCCAGTGCGAACACCCGACAATGTAGATTGCAGGTATTGAGCAGAGAGTCCTTGAGCTGCAATCCTGTCGTCTCGATCTGCATCGTCACGAGCACGTTTAGCAGCCTCTTGCTCCGTTGTAATTCTTGCGCTGTTGTAGTCGAGCTGGCTTTGTTTTAAATCACGGTCTAGATCGGCGTTCTGTTGGGAGATTGTGTTCTGTTCGCGGCGATAGGTTTCGGTATTCCGTCTGTCTTGAGCTGCTAGAGCTGCTTGCTCGTCGCGGAACTTGCGGTCTTCCGCCCTGTCCTGCTGCGCTAGACGCTGCGTTTCTCGCCGCTCCTTGATATCCAGCTCGCGCAGATCGTTGTATCGCTGGTTGTTCAGACTGTCCTGAACGATACCGAAACCTTTTGAGAACCCGTCAGCAAACCCGCCGTAATTAGTAGCCATGTATCACCTAGTCGAATAGTTTGTTGAGGAGATATGCAACGCCAAGACCGATTGCTACCGGAGCTGCAATCGTTGCGAGAGAACTCATAGCTGAAGGAGCAGCAGTAGCTACCGGAGTTCCAGCAGAGGCTACAGCCGCCGATCCAGCCTCTCCCACTGCCGCAGCAGTTTTGCCAGCGTTTAATGCCGCTAATTCAGCGCCAGCCGCATCTGCTAACACGCCTGTTGCAGCATCCTGCGTGACAGCCGCAGCAGCTTTCGCTGCGCCTGCCTTCTGCATCCCATACATAGCGCCGAAACCAGCACCAGTACCCAGCGTATTCATCTCTTGCGCTTGCTTGGCTTGATCAATAGCTGCTGCTGTTTGATTCTCTCTGGCTTCCAGCTCAGCACTTTTCGCCAAGCCGGCCGTAGCCATGCGTCGGAGACCAGCTCCTCTAGCTAGAAGGGTCATGAGTTACTCCTTGCTCTCTGAGCTACCGCTCCACCAACTCCGGTGAGCAATTGCATACGTCTATCTGAATCACGGAGACGGGTGTCGTTTAGACCGCCTACAAGAGCGCCTACGGTGTCCATACTGTTGGCTATACCGCTGTTGCCATAGATGCCTAAGCGCTCCATAGAACGATTCTGCTGTCCCTGTACATTCATTCCTGCGCCAAGGACGGCACCCCTAGTGCGTTCTAAATCTCCAGCCAGTGCAGTCGTGCCAGTAGAGGTAATTGATCCAGCTAGCTCGTTCTCAATTGGCGCGAATCTGTTGAGATAATCCTGCGTTTGCGCCCTAACAAGATCTGCGTAAAGCTTATCGCCTGGGTTTTGGTCTCGATCCATGCCTGAATAGGCGTAGGGGTTTATTTGTGAGTACGGGTTGCCGTATGTTGATCTGACCGCCGAAGCCGCTTCCGGGTTTAATGCCATCATGTACGCTTGGAAATTCATTACGCCGTCCTATAAGGGTTAGCCCCGTAACCAGCCGCCATACCGACACCAGTACCAGCAAGGTTTTGCAGGCTACTAGATCTAGCGAAGTCATCTTTAGCTGACTCTCTGATTCGGTCTGAAGCCGCGCTGGCTACATCCATCTGACCTTGGAACGCCTCTGTTTGAAGCCCCTGACCCATCTTCACAATGTTCTGAAGACCCGCGAAGCCCATGTCAGTGTTGGATATTCCGCGATCAGCTCCAGCCAAACCCATACCTCTAGCTTTAGCTCCACGAAGAGCCTCTGACTCAGACTGGAAAGCGCCAGATGTCGGGTCGAAACCCCGGTTAAATGCAGCCGCCTGCATGTCTTGAATGGCAGGTTCATATTGAGCTGCGGCTTGATTCATGCCAGCCGCGATTGAGCTGTCGTAATTAGCATCGCTAAACTGCCCCATCGTGGAGTCCATGAACTGATTCTCTAGGGCAACAAAAGTGTTGCCGTATCGCTTTAGCATGGTTGCCGCCTGCTGTGATAAAGCGAGCCGAGACTCCATTTCTTCAGGCTTATCGCCACCGCCTCCACACATATCAAACCTCTTTCTTCATTACCGATCCGACCTCTCTGTAACCGATACGTTTGATCAACTGCTCGTATCCGGGTCCAGCGATACCAGATGTGATACCAATACAAATTTCATGAGCGCCTTTATCAACAGCCCATGCCTCGAACTCTTTCAGCATCTTGATGGTGGGTTTGATTATTCCCGCTCTTTTTTGAGGGAGAAAAACCATCACCAAGTCCTGTGCAATCTGCTTCGTGGAAAAGAAATATTCAGTGATGTGACCGAGGAAGAAGCCGACGATCTGTCCCTCGCTTTCGACCACTCTCATGAAGGTGTTGGAATCTGGATATGTGCCCTCGACCACCCATCTCAGCGACTTCTCATCTGACCAGCCGCATGTGGCGTAAAGACTGTTTTCCTGAAACCAGCGACCTATGAGATTTATCTGGTCGAAATCCTCGATAAGAGGCTTCCGCACGATAAATGCCATCACTGCCTTTCCAGCAATCTTCCATGAGGTTATTGAACGGAGATGTCCGATCCGGGAGGTTCCCGGTCTCCGATTGGATACCAGAAAGGTATCCTTGAAACTACGATTCTAGACCGTTTTACGCTTCCAATGTTACTGAATTATATGACTTTTTTCACTTTTTATAACGGCGGATCTGGGAACACAACGTCGTCAATACTCGTTACATGGGCGAAGTCTTCAGGCAAATCACGCAGCTCTTGCCGGTACATCTGCCATTCACTGCGCTGCTCTGCGGTAAACGGCGAATCCGCAGCCTGAGTCCAGTCGCTATCAGCAAGAAGATCCTGCCTTATGCTTCTAAGCTGCGCCATTGCAGCTTCCGCTCTCTCCGCGTTCGTTGGCTCTGGCTTTGAAATTAGCTCGCCGTTTAAAAATCTCTGTGTTGCGTCATCCGCAACACCCTCTACTACTGTTTCCCCTATACCAGCCTGCAAGCTCAGATCACCCTCGGCACAAGTGCCTGTTCTGAGAATGTTTCCTTCCGAGTCGTGAACAATAAACGGTTTCATTTTTTGACCTCGATAACTGCCAAGGAACGATCTGTGACATATGATGTGGTTGCACTGCCTTTGGGGTTCGAGCCTGTGTTATCCAGCGTTAACGTATAGGTCCGTGTTCCAGTCGAGGTGCTAAAGTCAGTGAATGAAATAGAAAAATAGTGATGACCCGTTGCAGTACCAGAGCCGCCCTTCTTCTGCTCCAGTAGCGTAACCCCGTTGCGTTTTATCTTGGCTAAAACTCCATGACCTCTGCCGCTACTAGGCAAAGCTTTTGCTGATGCCACGATCAAGGCGGGAGCGCCTGATGATGTGTACGTTAGCGATTGGACAGTCACATCTCCAGCGCTTGCCCCAACATTGACTTGAGCCGAGGTGAATGCAGATGTAGGAATTGTTACCGCGTTACCCTTAATCTGTAGAGAATCAACACCCAGATTCTTGATGATCAGCCGACCTTGACCATTTGTATCCAGTGTGACGTTGTCTATGTTGATTCTACTGGAGTTGATCAGACCGGAAGTGATCACGTTGGCGTTGAGTGCGTTAACCTGCAATACCCCATTATTGCTGGTAAGCGTTGATCCATCGATATTGAGACGGGAGGTATTTATTGTTCCCGCAGTGATTTTGCCAGCGTCGATGTTAGCGATCTTCGCGTTGTCGATTGCCGCATTGCCTATCTTCGCGTTTACAATGGACCCGTTCTTTATGAATCCATCTTGCATGTAAACACCAGCAGGAACTGTCACCCCGTTCAAAGTCGTAGCGCTTGTTTGCACTATAAACGGAACAGACGCGGCTGTTGTGTTCGACCCGCCCCGCATGATCGCAAACCGATCAGCGTTGACGATGAACTCACTTACGATGTTACCGGCTGAGTTTGCTGTACTGGCTAATCCGTACCCCGCAACCGCACCGTTGTTATCAATCTTCACAACGTACTTAGCGTTTAATCCGTTAATGCTTGATGCTTGAGTGCTAATGGAACTCGTGTTGCTCCCCACTGTAGTGCTTAACGATGAAAGACTGCTGGAGTTTGCGGATATCGTACTGCCTTGGCTTGTGACTGTACTAGTCAGAGAGTTAAGCGCAGAAGAAGTCGCGGACACGCCTGTTGATGGATTATTTACTGTGTTTTCAAGCGAGGTAATATCGGCTGAGTTAGCGGTGATACTGGTCGTATGCCCACTGATCGTGTTCTCAGCCGTTGTTACCCGAGAGGTTAATCCAGATAACGCTGTCGATGTTGCAACCACGCCCGTATTTGAATTGTTAACCGTATTCTGCAACGCGGTGATATCGCTAGATGCGCTGGTTATATTCGTTGTGTTTGCTGTTGTAGCGCTCTCTGTTGCGGAAACACGGCTCGTCAAAGAGCTTAGAGAGGTCGCGCTCGCAGAGACTCCTGTCGATGGATCAAATACCGTTGCATCCAACGAAGCTATTTTTTGGGCGGCAGCACTCGTGCTAGTAGCATCCAGGAAATTTATTTGCGTGATGTTCGATGTGTTGTCGGCAACAACATCTCCCAATGTAGAACCTGTTCCCACAAACTCCCAGTAAGTAGTGTCTGATGAGTTACCGCTAGGCTGATTGTTTGCATTGCTGTTTGTCTTAGATCGATAAAGCCTCGAGTTACTCGACGGATGAAGTACAAGATCACCTTGAGAGTATGAAGTTGAGCTACTCCAAAGACTAACCGTCCCTATATCGTTGATCTGGCTTTGCAGATCATTAAGCGCGGTCTGTGTGTCTGTAGGCAGGTTACCTATCGGTGTAGATAAGGAAGTTGCCAGCTCGCCAGCAGTGATCGCATTCGCTAGGGTAGTGAGCAGGAACGTGACATCTGGCGCAGTCTGACCCTGAGTGCCAGCGCCACTATTAAATGGTCCCTGTACTCCGTTCACGTTGACCGCTCTTACCCAATAATAAAGAGTTTGCCCTGAACCAACTGGATCTCCATATACCCCAGTGAAACCGGATACTTGAGCAACCATTGTGGCGGCGGAAATGTCGTCAGAAGTATGCCTGAACACTTCTACATACGAGTGCCCACGGTATAGGCTCAAATTCCAACTAAGAATGATATTTTGAAATGCCCCGGATGCTTGAAGGTTTGTAGGCGCAGGCGGCACATCAAGGTTAGGTATTGGGTTGACGGCGGGAACAACGTCATTGATCGACCCAAACAGTCGTGCGCCGCTAGCCAACTCCAAAATACCAGCGTCCAATAAGTCCTCAAAAGTCACAGCCCTTTGAAGCGGATCTCCACGATGACCCAACAAAACGTCTAGGTTTTCTTTGACCCCGTCACCAAATCGCTTATCTTGAGTTGACCAGCCGGGAGGGACGGTCAGATTACTTTTACGCGCTGACACCTATTTCTCCAGCAGATTCATAAACACACACCTCGTTGACCGCTACAGAACCCTCGATCTGAATCTCAAACTCATTAGCCTTGTATCCCCCCGGTAGCCTGAACAAAGAACTACTCGATACTGTTTGTGTATGTTTCAACGATCCATCAGCAAAAAGCTTGAAGGTTGGCGCGGGGGAATATGTGTCGCACTCCAGCTTCGCTACCCCCGGACATATAGGGCGTTGAGCGTAGAATTTTTTACTCTTCCAAGACATAGGCAGGCTTGAGCCTGAAGCGAACTTCACAACAGACCCACCCACAACTAAGTAAAGCTCATCATTCTCAAGATCGTTAAACCCAGCGGTGGCGTAGAAATCTAGTTTGACGTAGGAGTTTTTCCCACCTCTAGGGTCAAAAATAAATCCTTTGCTTTCGACGCCGTTAGCATAGAACCCAACGTAGTACCCTTCCCAGTGGAAGCCCACAATGGATGACGGACTGAGATCCTGCCACTGGTCTCGGGAAAGAGTCGATTCAGTAGCGACAGATAAACCATTGTCCCGAGCCATTACCAAGCCGTCTGGGCTTGCGTACATGACGTACTCGCCCATGTCGACAACGCTGCGCTTGCTCACGCAAGACAGGGTGCTGTCGATTTCAATCATCGACATGCTTGATGGGTCCAGCCCTTGAATCAACGCTGGCTTTTCTTTAGTAAGAACCAACAGTCCGGTATTGAGCGGAGCCAGTGCAACCACATCGCTCTTAATGGTTAATTTGTACGCATCAGGAAACGCATGAGGCTGAAACGCCTCTGAAAAGCATACGGTTTGTCCAGCAAAACCAGCCAAAAATCCGTTTGGCATACTAACTAAACCCAGCAACGGTCCATCGGGGTGGTCAGCCGTAACATCGTCTGGCGGAGCAATCCACGAGGCAGATGGTATTTGCTCGCCTAAGTTGGAATCTGTCACGGTGTCGTTAAACGTGTCAGTAGCTAAAGCAACATCCGCAACAAAACGAAACGTCCCATTAGGATCTGTACGATACAACCGCTTCTTCAGTAAATTGTGATTTCCTGATGGGTTGCTGGGGAAATCAACCGTTACGGACTGGTCCGAGTAAACATCGACAATTTGACTTACCAGAGACGTGCTTGGCGAACCTTCTTCGCCGTAGTAGCTGACATAGGTAAATACATATGCCCTGCTGACCGGCGTCTCTTCATCCGCTTTTGTTGTGGTCCCTACAAGCGTTACTGAATCAAACGCTCCTGGATCGGGAATACCTAACTTGTAATAGGTGCCGTTGCCAATAATAGCGGAGGTGCTCATACGAGGATAACCTGCTCCACCACCTATCCCGGAAACATAGATTCGCTCGTGCGAGTCCTCAGCGATAGGGCTTCTTACTATGTTGAGATCTTCATCTGATCCGATCCATGCGGAGCTGCTGTACTTAAATAAAGTCTTAGTACTTCCGGATATCGAGTAACTTGCTACCGGACTAATTGAAGCAGAAGCGTTGCCAGCCCAAGGCTCAAGACGCCCAGAATCCAATCGAGTGTTGATCGCTTCTTGCGCCATATCTTCTGGAAGCAGACGCGCAGAGATACGCGGAGCTTTGCCTGAGAATGTTTGAAGTTTGAATCCTGTCACTTGCCTACACCTTTAACTCGTTCATATGACCTTCCGCCCGACAGCCCTAGCATGCCAAGAAGCAGAGGCATCATTACGCCAGCGTCAGCTTGAGGAATGACGATGCCGAAACCAGCGCATAGGGGCGACACCAAGAAGTTCACGAATAAACCCATTACGCAGCAATAACCCGCTAAGGGTCTCCATGACGATTGAAACCAGTTGCCCTGAGCGTCTAGCTTTAAGACCTCGATCTGCTGCAACGCGATTTCCTGACCGTGCCTTTCAGACATCGTCGCGATTTCATGAGCCAAGGAGGCTTTTTGATCCTTGTCCTCAATAAATTTGTCTAACAGACCCGTTACAGGTCCAATCAAATCTCCTAGGATCTTCATTTCGTCTGCCTATAAATATCTATACTTGATGGTTGCCAGCGTTATGTCGTTCGCGTGGTCAGGGTGTGCTTCGTCTTCTACTGTCACCTCATAGTTCTCGGACGCGCCGACCTTGTTCATGTGGTAGTTGAAGAGACCGCTGTCCTTGTGGCAGCAAATCTTGTACCCCAGCAAACCTAGCTCGTTGCGGAAAAAGTCTTTGGTCTGAGCGATGTATTCCGGGTCGTGCAGCCACCCCTTGCTTCCATCATTATCTGCGCCGTAGAGCGCGTATTCGTAGCGAATATAATCAGGGTCAAATGGTGTTACCGACCCAGCCGCTAAATGGATACCGCAGCCATCTTTCTCCCAATATATGACCTTGTTGTGCGGGAAAGCTAAGTGCCCTTCATACTTCATTAGGATGTGCGACTTCTTCTCCTCATCGGAGGGGTAAGTGTCGAAGAAACGCCAATCGAAAGTGCCGCCGTCCATCGCCGGTAGAGTCTGCTCGAACAGGCTGTCAAAGCTGGACGGCATCTCTGTGCAGTCATTGATCGCATACACTACCCTTGCCCTCCGTAAAATTGGTTCATCGATATGGTTCCGCTGCTTGGTATGCCTGTATTGATGCTGGCAGCAGCAGTGCCACGGCGAACGTAGTAGTAGTACACCGTGGTGTACTTGCCAGCGATAGTCGTATACAGCGAGCCGCGCTGGTATGTGTAGCCGCCAGCCGTGGCGCTTGTCGCGCCAGCGCTTACGTTAGCCACCTGTGAGTTGTTCCAGACCACAATGCCGTCGCCGGTAAAGTAATAACGAGGGGATTGCAAACTCCCCTGATAACTTGAATACGACCCAGCGCCGGTTGTCGGGACATAGCTCCCCCCACGATAGTACTCCGACATTGAGATCGGGTTGCTTCCGCCGAACTCAGACTGCACTTGGCTGAGTGATATTGCCCCAGAGGTTTGCAGGGTCATTAGCTAATCACGCCAACCGCAATCTTGTTGGCAACACCCATGCAGTTCTCCTCTATGCGCTCAAGTGTAGCCTCGTGGTCGTAGTTGCCCTCAGAGTCACGGCAGACATTGACGTTGCGCTCGTGGACGATCTCGGTATCGCTGCAAGTGAAGCGAACCCGAATGTCCGAGCAGGGGGACTCCTCGCTTATCGTCTCGCCCTCGTTCTCCATGTCGGGCGTTTCGGTTGTGCGAGTGCCGGTGAATTCTTCGAGTAGCTCATAGGTTACGGGCATGGTTTATTCTCCTTCGGCTATTTCAGCAAAATGTGTGTTTGTAGCGTCTGGGTCGTAATTACCCTCTTCATCGAAAACAACATCAAGGTGCATATTCCACGATCTTCCAGACTCGCTATCAGTAAATCGTACCAACACGTTGGTAGTGTTCTCGGTGTAAACAACCATCTCATGGGTTTCCCCGTCTGGGGCGGAATACTCTCGTGTTCCTGTAAAGTTCTCTAGCAACTCAAATGTGACAGCCATTACTTCGCCTCCAGTTGCGCTTTAAGGTCATCGACCTCCGCTTTAAGTTCTTTGATTGATTCAATAAGAAGACCCACCATGTTGCCGTAGGCTACTGAGTAGTGGCCCTCTTCGTCGCCTGACACAGCTTCGGGCAATACTTCCAATACCTCTTGAGCAATAACACCTGTCTGCCGTACTGGAGTTTCAGGCTCACCATGCTCGTCAAAAGTCACATCTATCCTGTCAAACGTGTATCCGTTTAACTGACAAACCTTATCTAGCGCATTAGGTATATGCTCGATGTTGGTTTTGACTCTGATATCTGAATAGGCTGTTACGTTGCCAGAAGTCCAGATGTTAGTTCCCAGAGAACATTTCGGTGATCCGGCATGACACCAGACCATCTGATGACTTCCGCCCATCTCGCCGCCAGTTGAGTTGTTGGTATGCTTGTAGGCTAGTCCGTATAGGCTGCCAAAGTTAGCGCCGGAAGAGTGGTTGCGGTACGCCGTTCCCATCGACCAGATATGGTCTGTTTGAGAGGAATTGTAAGTGCCAAATACGCCTCTGTTTCTTGCGGAAGAAACAATGTCCCGCGTTGTGGATAAGTCGCCTGATGAATTAAAAGTAAAACCGTTGTGGGTAACAGTGTTGCCACGGAATCTGACGGTGTCGCCAGAGGTGTTACCTAAGTAGATGTTTGTTGCGTAGTTGTAGTAGTTAGCCACGCTCGTCTGTAGATAAAAGTCACCGCTGGCAAAAGCGGTTCTTCCATTCTGATCTGAGTAAAAACGACCATCGTTACCATCTCCGACGTAGAGATTGGGGGTAGTAATATCGTAGTTAACCCAGAGCCTTCCACCCGTGGTCAAAGACATTGCGCCAGCAGACTTAGCCTGACCGCTATACCCCCACCAAAAACCCCGATCTGCATCATTGTTCATGCAAAAGGTCATGGCGTAATCATTTAGGTGTCCTAACGTAACGCCGCTGTGCATACCTATGCCGTAGGTGGTACCGCTCCAAACCGAAAATCTTACATCTGCATTCGCTCCAGGGCTTTTTACGGTGTTGAAGGTTGGGTTTGCCGTAGTGCCTAGATGCTGACCATCACAGGTATCCGCGTCCAGCCCAGAGCCAGAGCCGTCGTTATAGGATGACCACATTCCGCCACCGATCAACGTTCCATTGTTGTCGATGTAAGACTTATCAGAACCATCCCGTCTGAACTGCACAATTCTATTAGATGCAGAGTCACCGACGATGTACCAACGGTTAGAGTGGTACTGAATTTTTCCTAAAGCGCCGGGATTGCCCGTCCAGTTTGATGAGGCGGATGAAAGGATTGAGCTGCTCGTTATGTTTATGGCACCGTGACCGCCTGAGAACGTGTACGTCCCACTCATCGTGTCGGCAGCATCGCTTCTGACCAATGAAGAAGCATGAAGCCCGTCCAACAGATCAGCATCTAAACCAGAGCCTGAGCCGTCGTTTCCGTCCGTCCAGACTTTACGCCACGCATACCAAGTACCGTTGTAGTAACTGCGGTGGTAGTACGCATTGCCGTTGTACTGGTGATAGGTCTGATAAACCATTGCGCCGTCCGCCGTGACGGTCAGCATTCCGGCTGCACTTGCGGGGTAGTTGGAACCGCTCGTCGCGCTAGCGTTAGAGTTTTGGTGATAAAACCCATTGGCGGTGTAGCTGTTGAGATTGACGCTGCCCGGTATATCAGCGCCTTTGTGCATCAGAAGGGTGTCGTTTGCCGTGGTGTAAGGGGTGCCGCCGTTGAGCGTGCCGACGTTCGTCAGATTCCGACTTGAGTCAATGACGGTTGTGCCGTTCATTGCAAGACTGCGTCCGCTGCCCACGTCCACAACAGTAGTCTCTACTGACAGACCGGGATCGCCGTTGTGAATGCCCCCGTTACCGAGTTGGATCTTTCCACCACCGTTGGTGATGTACATGGTGCCGCGATTGCCTATCAGCCCGTAGCCGCTGAGGATAGTGTTGTTAGATGGAGGTGCGACGTTGCCTGCCGAATCAATTCCGCCAAACTGAGCGCGGGTGGCAAAAGAGCCTTCACGGCTGGAATTGATGACGGCGGTTCCGCCTACTCTTAGCGACCCACTGATCAAATTCATTCCGCCGCTGCCGTCAAACTGAGCAACGCCTGCTCCGTTGTATTTAACCGCGACACCAGCAGTGCCATCGTAAATTGTTATTCCGTTATTCTGCTGGGCGTTGTTGATTGTCCAATCACCAGAATCCTCGTTGAAGGTCAGATTGTCCGTGCCGCCGGTCAGCGTTAGCTCGTCAAACGTACCCCTGCCAGAGCTGGTAATCGCACCGCTGGAGATGGTTCCCAAGCCCGAGAGATTGGTGTTCAGGTTGAAGGTCGTGCCTGACAGCGACAGGTTTGTGCCAGCGGTGTAGGTGGTGT